GCAATAGATGGTAAGTATGGTAATTATATTCTTGAGTCAGATATATTTGGATCAGATGCTATGCTGCAACATGCAGATATGCTGATTGGTATTAACCGGCCAGCCAAACAGAAGATTAGGTTCTATGGACCTGATAGATATATTATAGAAAATGATAGGACATTGGTATTACATTTCTTAAAAGCAAGAAATGGTGATGCAAGAATGAGTTTTTTCAGAGCTGAATTTGAAAAGATGCAGATTGCAGAAATGGCCACTCCTGGACAACAAGAACGCAGATGATAAGCACTAAAAAATTAAAAACAGAAATTATGGGATTAACTCCTGAAGAACGTAAGCAAAAAGTAAATATATTAAGAGAAGAGCATGAAGATTATTTTCAAACAATGGGTAATATAAATGCACTGTATATACCAAAGATGGCCTATAGGCCTCAAGGTAAAGATGAATTATATGTATCATTCTTCCCTAGTGAACTAGAGAAAGATAAAGATATATACACAGAGTTTGTGAGTATTGATTATGATACAGAAGACCCAAAGAGAACGTTATATCTACATAGATCTAATCCTCATTGGAAATCAGAGTATGAATTAATTACTTCTAGCTCAGGATTTCAAAGGCATCTTATACCTGTAAGTGAATTAAAAGTTATTAATGATATAACTTCTAGAGGTAAATCTATTATAGAGGAGCCTAAATTTGTAGCAGATATAGGTAAAACATTATTTGATTTACCAAACCCAGATGCAGAATCTAGTACTGAGCTTGTAAACAAGCTTGAAGAAATTAATCAAACATTAATCACACTAACCAAAGTAATCAATAAATTCAATAAATAAATCATGGCAAACAGCGTATTAGTAATTGCTGATTCAGGTACAGGAAAGTCAACCTCAATCAGAACATTAGATCCTAAAGAGACTTTCATCATAAACATAGCAAATAAACCTCTACCTTTTAAAGGTTGGAAGAGTAAGTATACTCAGATAACTAAGGATAATCCTAAAGGTAATCTTACCTCAACTGCTACAGCTCCGGGTATTATAAAGGCAATGCGTCATGTAAATGACAAAATGGGCCATATCAAAACAATTGTTGTTGATGATTGGCAGTATATGAGTTCTTTTGAATATTTTGATAGAGCTAATGAGAAAGGATATGAAAAGTTTACTCAGATTGCAGCTAACCTAGCACAGGTTGCTAAGTTACCTAAAGATCTAAGAGATGACTTGACTATTATTTTCTTAACTCACTCAGAAGATTCAACTGATATAAATGGGAATAGAAAGATTAAAGCTAAGACTGTTGGTAAAATGATTGACAACACTTTAACTTTGGAAGGCTTATTCTCAATTGTTTTATTTGGAAAAGTAAATAAAAATGATGATGGTGAACTTGAATATGGTTTTGAAACTCAAAACAATGGAGAGAACACATGTAAATCACCAATGGGTATGTTTGAAGATAAATTTATCAAGAATGACCTAGAATTTGTAACCAGTTGTATTGAAGAATACAACAAATAATTAATAATTAATAAAAATCAAAAATTATGTTAAGTACTAAAGACATGTCTGCCGGATCAGGTGGAATCAAACCAGTTATTGGAACAGGAAATCAAAAAGTATTGATCAACTCAATTACATTTGATCAAACACCATATGATATGGATGCATACAATATTACATTGCATGTAGAAAGTGAGCCTATTGTAGGTGAATTTAATGGCTTTCTTAAAGATGTAAATAATCCTAATGGTGAGCGTTATGCAGGCCAAGTAGGTAGAGTAAGGTTCTCTCCGTATCCATTTAAAGATGCTACATTAGCAAATGGTAATGAGATTAACCGTGATACTGAAGTATTGAAAGCAATGGTTTTCTTATCTGAGGTTGTTGGTAAGAGAAATGAGCTTGATGCTATTGAGGCAGGAACAATTGAAGACTTTATGATTAAAGCTGCAAAAATCTGTTCTCAAACAGGGTATGTTAATGCTTGCTTAGGTGCACGTGAATGGGAAAATAAAGAAGGTTATGTTAACAATGACCTATTCTTACCAAAGAGAAGCAGAATGGGTGTTCCTTTAGAAGCACTAGAAACAGAGAACTCTAATCTTATAGAATTTGATAAGAATGATACCAATCATTTTAGAGCATTTGTAAGTAAAGAGTCTGCTCCTGCTAATAACTTTGAACCAGCTCCTACTGCAGGATCTGACTTTGAACTTTAATATCTCTAATTAGAAAGTGTGGGCTCGGTATATTGCCGGGCCCATTTCTTTTTAATATCTTTGGTTTTATGTTTAATACAAAAAACATTGTAGGAGAAGGACAAGATGTACCAAGTACTTGGGTATTTCAATACTATTTAGATCTTCCTGAAAAACTTACTGGACAAGATATTAAGATTAAATCAATTTTTAATCCTAATGAAAGGACACCAAGTTTTTGCATATATGTGGACAAATCCATTATGCAGTATAAGTTTAAAGACTTTTCAACAGGTAGAAGTGGTAATAAAATAGACCTAGTCAAGTTGATGTTTGAGTTACAGTACCACGGTGCTATGACTAAAATGACATCAGATTATAACAAGTATGTTAGGTCATCAGAATATGTACAACAAGAATTTACACCTCAATCAAGATGGGAGATTGACTTTATTAAAGAAAGACAATGGACCACTGAGGATAGAAAGTTTTGGTTATCTTTTAGAATAGGTAAAACTATGCTTGAAGAGTACAACGTCAGACCAATTGATTATTATAATTTAATTAGAAATGATTCAGGTGAAATAAGAAAGCTAACTATAGGTAGTAAGTGGTGTTATGGTTATTTTGATAAGAATGGTGAAGTTTATAAAATGTATCAACCTTTTAGTAAGAAATACAAATTTTATAAAGCAAAGCCATATTTACAAGGTAAAGACCAGTTGACATACAAGCAACCTTATTTAGTTATTTGTTCATCACTAAAAGATTCAATGTGCTTAAAAAGTATGGGTTATAACATAGATGTTATTAGTCCTGACTCAGAAAATACTATGATTAAACCTCATATTATTGAGCACCTAAAGAAGAAATATAAAAAAGTAATCACTCTATTTGATAATGATGATGCAGGTAGGCATGCTGTAGAAGTATATTTAAAAGAATATAAAATCTACGGTTTTGTGCCAACTATATGTAAAGACATATCAGACGCTATGAAAGAGCATGGGTTTGATAAAGTGCATAGTATGCTGAAACCATTATTAAAAGATACCTTAAATAAATAATATATGAAATGGTTTATACCGGGAAACGTACCTTCTAGTAAGAATGGAAGAAGATGGACAGGTAAATACTTTATTGCTAGCAAAGCTGTAATGAACTACAGGAAAGCAACTAAAGATATTTATCTTAAATATACTGAAGAGTTCAAGAAAGAACTTAAGAAGCATAAGCTTCCAGTTAAAATATCTTTTGAATTTATTAGAGGCAGCCGCCATAAGTTTGATTATATAAATCCTGCACAAACAGTGCAAGATGATATGGTCAAGTATGGTTGGATAGAAGATGACAATGCAGAGTTTATATTGCCTGCATTTGAGCAATACACTTATGATAAGAAGAATCCAGGCGTATGGATAGAAATAATTACAAAGTAATTACATTAGATGAATTTTTTAAATTAAAACAAATGTTTCAAGGCCTTCCTGATGATCAAGAAGTAGCTTGGGAAATTTATAAAAATAATTATAAAGATGATGCTATTGATTTACTCATGCATAAAGCATTAGTTTTTAAGAATAGAAGGAAGTTTGCTGATGCAGTTTCATTTATTGATGAACCTATAATTGGTAAGCAAGCTTTATACTACTATATAGGATTCCATAAAGCGGATGCTATTTATAAAGAAATATTAGATAAAATTATGAATCAATGAGAAACATACAAGATCAGGTTGCAAGAACAACCAAAAATTTAATATTTACAGAGCCCTTTTACGGGCTCTTTTTAATTGGTATCAATAAGCAATACAGTGAGCGTATTCCTACAGCAGGTGTAAGCAAGCAAGGTATTGGTATGCAATTGACAATAAATCCAGAGTTCTATAATGAACTTAGTGAAGATCACAGATTTGGATTAATTAAACATGAGCTTTTGCACATTGCATTTGGTCATCTTTTATTGAGAGATCTATATTCTAATCATAAGTTATTTAATATAGCTGCTGATTTAGAGATCAACCAGTACATACTGGAAAGTAAATTGCCTGAAGGTGGTTTACTACTTTCAAGTTTTCCTGAACTTAATCTCCCTACTAAAGCAGGTACAAAAGAATATTATAGACTTTTGGAACAAGCACAAGAAGATGGGACATCCCCATCATTAGATAGCTTAATGAAGACTATGGATGGTAATAGCCAACATTGTCATAGTACATGGGAAGAGTTTGATGAATTATCTGAAGCTGATAAGAAGTTGGTTGAAAAACAAATTGAACATCAACTGAAAGAATCTGCTGAACAAACAGAAAAGAAACAGGGCACTATTCCCGGTGAGCTTGCTGATTTGATTCATAGGTTAATGCACATTGAACCACCTAAGTTTGATTGGAAAGGTTATCTGAGAAGATTTGTAGGTAATTCTAGTATAGTGTATACTAAAAAGCTGAGACGTAAATACAATAAACGTTATGCAGCTAACCCAGGACTTAAGATTAAATTCAAGAATCACATACTTGTTGGTGTTGACACAAGTGGATCTGTAAACAATGAAGAGCTAAAGGAATTCTTTAGTGAACTTACGCATATGCATAAGACTGGTCATAAGATTACAGTTGCACAGTGTGATACCCGCTTGAATAACGTGAAAGAATTTAATCCAAAAAAGGATTGGGAAATACATGGTCGTGGTGGGACAAGCTTCCAACCAGTAGTAGATCATTTTAATGAAAATAAAGGGCGGTATACAGCCCTAATATATTTAACAGATGGTGAGGCTTATTCTCCAGAGAACTGTCCAAATAATACCTTATGGGTATTAAGCAGTATCTCTAATATGAATAATGAACTACCAGGACAAGTAATCAAATTAAATTAATAGAAAATGGCACAAGTAAATTTAAATGTAACAGAACTAAAAGGATTTGTAAATCACATAATTACTAACAACAGGTATCTACAAGAAGCAGGTAAGAATTCTGTATCAGTAGAAGTTGTAGGTGAATCAGGTATTGGTAAGACTTCTACTATAGTAGAGCTTGCTCAGGATAATAACTTAAAGTTTGTAAAGCTAAACTTAGCTCAGATAGAAGAGTTAGGTGACTTAGTTGGTTTTCCTGTACGTCAATTCCAGATGTATAAAGAAAAAGTAATACCAGCAAAGAAATTAGATGATATCAGTTATACTGCTGCTCAAAGAGCTGCAGCATCTTCTGATTTAGCTAAAATGTCTCCCGTAACAAAGAAAATTGGTCAATGGGTTGATGAGCTTGCAGTACAAGAATATCTTAAGCAAGGATTTAAGATGACCGGTAAGAATAGAATGTCTTACTGTGCACCTGAATGGATTGCTGACGCTAAAGAAGGTGGTATTTTATTACTAGATGACTGGAATAGAGCTGACACAAGATTTATTCAAGCAGTTATGGAATTAATAGATAGACAAACTTATATTTCATGGACTCTACCAAAAGACTGGCACATAATTTTGACAGCAAATCCGGATAACGGGGATTATATGGTTAACAGTGTAGATAGTGCACAGAAGACTAGATATGTAACCGCAAACCTTAAGTTTGATGTTAATGTATGGGCACAATGGGCTGAAGGTGCAGGGATTGATACAAGATGTATTAACTTCCTGTTACTTCATCCAGAACTAGTGACACAAGAGACAAATGCAAGATCTATTACTACATTCTTTAATGCAATATCAAGCTTTGATAATTTTGAGAGTAACCTCAGCATGATTCAAATGATTGGTGAAGGTAGTGTAGGTGATGCTTTTGCTTCTATGTTTACAACCTTTATTAATAATAAGCTTGATAAGCTAGTAACACCAAAAGATTTGTTGACTCATGATAATGAGCAATATATCCTTGGTGAGCTTAGGAGCTGTATTGGTAAAGATGACACGTACCGTGCAGATATTGCATCTACTCTGGCTACAAGGCTGGGTAACTTCTCAGTTATTTATTCTAATGAGAATACAATAACTCAGAAGTTGACTGATAGATTAATATCACTATGTACAAAAGATTATTTTACTAATGATCTTAAGTATTTAATTGTGCGTACAATCTTTAACGGCAATAAAAAGAAGTTTAACAAGTTGATGATGGTTCCTGAAATCATCCAAATGACAATGAAATAAGATGGCAAATAAATCAGTATATCAAAATTTTGATGCTGATGCTTTAAAACACTTTGGACTAGAGGCTGACCCTATTTATGGGTTAGTTTCTAGTACTGGTGTTAATGAAGTATTATGTACTCAAGATCAAACAACGTATGATAAAATAAACACTATACTAACGGTCCCAACAGAAGATGGACTAACTTTTAGAAATAAAAAGAAAGCTTTTATACTACCTAAATGTAATGTATCACAAGATAGATTAAAGGCTGCTCTTAAGGAGCACAGTATAACTGTAACAAATGATTATGAATTAGCAGATCTAATTATAGGTCATGAAGAAATAACAACTCATAAATTAAGTAATGCGGAGAACATCCCAACTACTATAATGATGAATAAGTTATGGAATTATGAGACTACTAAAGGAGATATTAATTCAGTATCAGGTATTCTTAGACAAATAGGTGATTCTAATTTAGAATGTATAATTACACCTAAGATTACAGATAATGTAAGATATTATGATCTAGATATTGAAGATAGTCTATATGATACTTGGATGATTACTGGTATGGCTTTAAACTTGGCTCATATAATTGATACCACAGATGTTAGTGTTATTGATCCTGAGACAGTTCTTCATGCTTCTGCTAGTAAAATGACTCTTGATGAACAGCTTCTTAGTGATCTCAAGACTCAGTTAAATTCATATGGTGATGATAAAGCTTTAGCTCTTAAAATTATACCAACTATAGATTATAAAAAGAACTATCATTTATTATGGCAGTTTGCACAAGACTGTAGTAGTATAACATATGCAGACAATAGAGATAAAGATTTGCAGTATTGGATAAGTGAATCAGGCTTTCTTAATTTTGAACGCAAGAGTGCACAAGATATGATACTATGGTTAGAGCAGGAAGAAAAGCTTGACACAACCACATTTAGATATCTAGAACCTATAGTTAGGAGAGAAATAAGCATTCATAACAGGGACCTTTATACATTTAAAGTAGCTGTCAAAAAAGAATATCAAAAATATTTAAAACATGACAAAAAAGATATATAATTTTAATTTAAAAAGAGAAGATGTTGCGGTTAACAAAAATGTTGAACTAACATCTGGAGCATTTGATATACAACTAACAGATGAACTTTATGTTGGGAGTAGTGATAACTACCATTTATCAGGTGATGATCTTGCAAAATTTGGGTTACATAACATAGTTACTGATAAACAGGA